TATTCTATATCACCATTTCTTACTTCTACTGTAACCGATCTTTTTGTACCACCGAAACTATTTTTTTGCATTTAACCTCGTTCGTTTTCTAAACGTGCAACACCTTTACCTTTTGCACCCATACCGCGAGCTATTGTTCTGTCTGTATTATAAGCTTTCTTTGCGACCTTGCCCAACCCGCGATTTAAACCTCTTCTCCACTTGGCACGACCTCTATCTTTTGAACGCTTGTCATACTTAGCTAAACTCTTTTTTTGGTAATCACCATAAGTACTACCGTAAGCACTACCTACTGCTTTACGAGCTTTCGATATTTTACCTTCTGGCTTTCTTCCACTTCCTTTACCGCCTTCTGTGACCTCATCCAGAATATCTAAAGCTAAATCATAATCACCAGTTGATTGAACAATAGCTTCTAGAAGTTGCCCTCTTGTTATTTCTTGACTCATAATATTTTCTCCTTTACCACATCCCTAGTTTATCTTTAACTTTTTTCTTTAAATAATCATTTCGCTGTTGTTTAACGTAATCACTACCTTTTTTCTTTAAAGAATCTTTGGCGCCTTTAACCTTACTCTTTAGAAACCTTTCACCTCTTTTTAACTTACCGCCACTCATAGCCGTACCTTTGGCTTTGTCAGCTGATTTATAACCTCTGGTCAACTGTTTTCCAAACTTAGTATTTTTAGCTAAATCAACAGCTTTTTTTGCAACAGCTTTGTTTTTTAGTGCAGAGGCGCCAGCTTTGGATAATCTAGCAGCTGCCCCTACCCAACCATCTTTATCTTGAGCTGCTCTATAAGCTCTACCGATGGCTGAAGCTATAGGAGCTTCGTTTATATAATAATGATTGGACTCCAGTTGTACTAAGTTTTTAAAAGCTTTATCTGTTAAATACTTAGCATCTTCTGGAGTCTCACCATAATATAAAAAACTTTCATATATATTTTGTTTAGATATGTACATTTTTTTATCCAGCGTAAGAAGTTCTTGCGGCAGCAGCTGTTGGGTTTGATCTACCCATATCTCTACCTTGAGCAAACTTTCTCTTAGCTAGTTTACCGGTAGCTTTGGTTCTTCTGATAGCTTTCTTACCAGCCTTCATAGCTGCCTGACCCAACTCTGAGTCCTTAGCTTTCTTAGCAAAAGAACGAGCCTTACCAATCGCGTCTTTGGCACCTTTTAGCTTGCCTTTGTGTTGTTGATAGAATTTACCAGCTTTTTTAGCCATATCAAAAACACCTTCTTGTGTCATTACAACATTTCCATGTCCGTATGATTCATTCAATTGCTGAGCTTGAGCGAAAACAGCTTCTGTAACAAAAACAGCCTCTAGTTCTTCAGCCCCCTCTTCAATCAATGATTCATAAAGATCCTTTTTTGTCAATTTCATAATAAATCCCCATATTATTTTTTAAAGCTTATTATTATATAATTATTGTTTTGCATACTTTTAAATCATTTATTTAATTTTGTATGAATAAAATTTCTCAAGACCTCTATATGATCTTCTTAGGAATTCGTTGTACGGTCCATTAGAATCTTTTACTGTTTTTCTTATTTCTGTTTTAAAATCAGATAGGTCTTTTATATCTTGTATCTCGTTTATAAAATTATATATGCCATTTGAGACCACCAAATATATTCTATCACTAATCAATTTAGCTCCAACAAGAGCAGCTAGAAAAATAAGAGAATTCATTTCTTTTAAAAGAGATATTGTCTTTTTATTAATATCTAATTTGTTCTCAACAATAACAGTTGTTATGTCATTAATTGTTAAGGTCTTGGTAAAATTATATATGGAGAGTCTATTATCTGCAGAAGAGTTTGAATCTACCCTGTTTGTTTGGGTATACTGTACGGGGTTTTTAGGAACATTAAGTTGTACTAAACTTATTTTTGACAAAATTAACCTCTTACTCTCTTAGCTATTTTTTTAACACCTCTTTTTACACTAGGTTTATTTCTTTTCTTACTACCCTTTAGTTTTTCATTCTGAGGCGAACCTACTTTACTCTTTTTATAAGAAGCCCACGCAGCTGCATAAGCTGCTTTTTCATTACCCTTATATATCTTAAGAAATCTTTTTACTTGATCTTCTCTTCCGGGAGGTGCAACTTCTAACTTATCTGGTTCGCCGTGTTTGTTATGCTGCGCCCAAGCTACTGCGTAAGGGTTTAGCAATTTACCCTTACGACTTCTGGGTTTAACTTTTTTAAGTTTTATTACTTGGTCTTCACGGCCAGGTGGGGCTATTTCGTCCTTCTTCTTAGGTGGCTTCTCCGTATAACCATGTAATTCATGATAAGGTACATCCTTACCTTCTCTCACATATATACGCATTTCATCCATTATCTTGACTCCATAGCATTTACGTTTTCACTAAAGTCTAAATTAAGAGGATCTAAAAGTTCATCGGCTGTAGCTTCTGATAACTTCTTTCTATCTTTCTTACTATTAATCTGCACTTCTTCTTTTATTCTCTCTGCTTCTTGAGGATCTTCTGCATTAGCTATCATATCTGCAAAAGGATCGTTAGAATCATAATAGCTGTGTAATTTTTCTCTAGCTAGTCTCTTTCTCTCAAGTACTATATCATTAACAGACTTTTCTTGACTTACTGTTTTTTGTTGTTTTTGTGGTCTTTCTTGTTCAACAACTTCATCAAAATCAACAACACTGTTTAAGTTTTTTCTTCCTTTTGAATATTCGTTAAGAATTTTGTTCATATTGTACTCAACTTCTTCACGAACTATTCTTTTAACTTTCGGTAATAACATCCTTGTTACTTCTTTTGCTATTTTTGTAGAAAGATCATCTGTTTTTACTTTCATATCACTTTACCTTTATTCTGTGGTTTTTTCTTAAATACTCAGCCACGTTATCAAAGTCTGGTAACTGCATTTGAGGCATGTGCCTACAAATTTTCCCTATGATCATTTGTAAATGAAGTCTTTTTATTCTTCTTTTTTCTATAAGATGTGAGTAGTTATTAACAACTTCTTCAGCTACTCTTTCAGAAATAGCTGAGTCTTTGCTGTCATCTTTAAAGGGTTTTGGTTCTTTGTCCTTTGTATCGGATCTTCTATATCCATATATACCCCAACTTCCTCTTTCTTTGAGGATATCCTGCAATTTCATCTTATAGACCTAGTATATCATTTAGTAGATCATCTAGGAGAATGTTTTTATTTTGGTTGATCAATATACTGTACTCTACGCTTTCTTTCAGATTCATGAAAGCTCCAGAGGTGGAAGGGTTGCTAACCATATCATAACAAATAAGACCAAAATCTTCTTCTACCACATCATAACCACCTTGACCTCTGCTTGTTGAACCCAAACCGCGAGATGAAATGCCTAGTTTTATTTTTCTATCTATAAGTTTAGAAAGAATATTACCTTTTGGTGTGTCTAAAACTTCAATAGTACCTACGAGGTCATTTCCGTTCCAATGAGTTTCGGTAACTAAATGAGAAACATTTTCTAACTGGATTATTGGACTATCTGGGTGATCTAATTCACCGAGAGACCTTCTCTCTCCAATAAGTTCTTGATACTTCTTGTCTTCTCTTTCCAAAATCTCTCTTGGATAAACTCTGTTATTAGCGTTAGGTTTACCAGCTGCTTGAATAATACCTTGCATTTCTACAAGGCCGTCAGAAGATTTTGCTGTCTTGACATCATCGTATTCGAACATCAAAAAACCGTGTACTAATGGTTGTGAACTAGCAGAGTCTTTAATTATTTCTGTCATCGTGTCTCTCTTTGAATTCTTTTCTTAGCTATCTGTTCTTTTCTTATTTCATCATTTCTAGCTTTGATATTGTTCTCAACAGAATGTTTGTAAACCATATCTATTAACTGAGACATATCATCAATTTGCTTCTGTACGTGTCTTAATTCAGCTTTTGCTCTTTTAAGATTAAATTTTAAAGCTCCGTCTACATCTTCAACTTTAACTGCATCTATCATAAAACTTCTAGCATAGTTGAAAGATAAACCCAGTCTTTTTGAGATTCCATCGTACATACTTAGTATATACTTGAGTTTATCAGAACTATTTTGTTCTACAATAATTTTATATATAGTATCTCTCAATAACATATCAGCTCTTTCACTGATCTTCTTTTTCTTTTTGTTTATCTTTCTACTAACCGACATATTTCTCTTCCTTGTTTTTTTAGAAGAAGTGAGGGGGGTTGAATAACCCCCCACACCGGCAACAGTGCTCATTTCGTCCATTTTTAGGTAGTTTCAGTAGGTGCGTTTGCTCTTGTGTTTGTAATAGTTGGAGCATAACCAGATTCAACCACATTACCGGGCCCCGACTGATTTGTGTTGAAAGGATCACCGGGTGTAAAATTGTTTGTATATTCACCATGGCTAAATCGATTCAACGCAGATGCAAGACTAACGAGTCTGGTAGATTCAAGATTTTGTGCGTTATCTGCACCGGTTGTGTCTTCTGAGTTTGAACTTCCTCCGCCCATTTTAATTCTCCTTATATGTTATTTAGAATAAATTTAGTGAATCTTTTATCTTGAGTGATAAAAGAATAGTTACTAAATCACTCTCTTCTATTTTTCTTTTGCTTGTAAAATTACTTAACTTCTCACTTACTAAATATAATTTTTCTCTAGTTTCTGTATTAATATTGTCAGTATTAAAATCGTTTATCTCTTTTATGGTTCTGTTTACTCTCTTATTAATCCAGTTACTAAAATTATTTTCATTGTTTGAAGTCATGTATTTAACAAGAAAATCTTTTTGGTCTTCGTTAAGAGAATTCTTATATTTTTGTTCAAAAGATTTTATAGCTAATGTTTCAGCTAACTTATTAGTTTGGTGATCGACTTCTGATATTTTTATATCATAAAGCTTTTTAGATTCTTCAATGCGAGAAGCTTCCTTATTGTTAACCAAATGTTCTGCTATTGTAGTTTCACAAGAGGTTTTCTGTGAAGCATTCATATTCTTACCCTCAATCAATGTCTTAAAACTTGCGAATAGTTTATAATTAGGGGTTTTTATATTCATCAAATTCTTAACATTGCAAAAAGCTGATACTTCTTCGTATATACTATTAATTTCTTTTTTAAGCCTCTTGTTGTTGACTTCTTTGTACTCTTTTAACAATGAGTTTAAGAATCTATCAGCGTAAAAATAATTTATAGCTTCGTTGTACAGTAGCTGGTGATATACACCCCAAGCTTTTTGTACTTCGGATTCCGTCATAAAATAATTTGAAAGAACTGTCATAAATTTCTTAGCTTTATCATTATTATTTTCTGATATTTCTTTTAAAACCGCTGTGCACAAAGTTTCGTATAAAACTCCGACATTTTCATACTTATTATGTTTCATTAAGCTACCCCTAATTTTTAGTTCTAATAATAAATATAGTGTTATTTTGCACTATTACTCATTTTTAACAAAGTTTGTGTCTTTTATCGTTGATTCACCTAATAAATTATTACTTTTATCTTCTTTTAGCTTACTTAACATAGCTCCAACACTTCTATCGTGTCTTTTTATATCACTAATCGTTCTATTCAAAAGATTATCAGTATTAGACTTCTTTCTTTTCCTTATTAAGTCGGCTTGATCATTATCATCATAAATATTATCAAACGTAGTGTTTACACTAGATTCCAAATCTGGATATCCTTTTAAGTGCTTGGTTCCAGTTGGGTCATATGGGAAAGCTGTTTTGTCTCTTGCATAATCACTCTTCCTCATATTTTTAGATTCACCAGAATCTATATCACCTGCCTCCGATCCTTCATCTTCGTACTCTCCTTCTTCTGGAGGTACAACACCACCTTGAGCCATTTGCATCTGGAATTCTGGATCATTCATACCGCCAGTTTTTATCTGATCTAACTTAAACTCATCTTCAGCTTCTTTTGTAATATTACTTCTCATTTCGGCTATTTCTGAATCTGTTAGTTTAAGAACGTTCTTCTGTGCATATTCGTTAGTATAAAGTATTGAATTAGCCATCTGTTCTGCTATACCAAGTCTTCTTTCAATCAACTCTAACTGCATCAACTCTGTGACAGATGAGGGGTTGGTCAACTTCAAATCAAAGTTATATATATCTGCTTCGTCATATCCCTTCAAGTGAAGATGAATCAAGCCGATTTTTGCCAATTCACTTACAACAATTTTTTGTATTCTTTGGATTGTGCGAGCGAACTTTATATCTTCTTGAGCCAGTGTAGATTTACCAGATAAATCCTCTTCTGCGGTAAGATATGATTTAGGTACACCCAAAGCAATAAACAGTTTATTTTGCAAGTACTGTATATCTTCAATTGCTGATGCATTATCACCACCGGGTAATGTCTCTATTCTTGAAGATCTATCACCACGTACAGGAATAAAGAAATCTTCAAGTATAGATTCGGGATTAAACCTCATATCTATAGAACCATTGGACTTCACATTTGGAGTCCTTTTTAGAGCATCTCTAGCTTTCTGTATGAAAGGGTCAACATCCTTTGGTGGTACGTTGGCTACATCTATATAGAACACTCTTCTTTCTGGTGCTCTTGTAACTCTATATATAAGCATGGCATCTTCTGCCATTATAAGTTGTTTGTAAAGTTTTCTTCCTGGATCTAAGACACTCTTACCATAAGGTAAAAATCTATCCTCTCCAAGTATTCTCATATGAGATACTTGATAATTTTCAAAATAATCAGATCCTCCATGAGATGATATCCACTTAAATCTTAAACTATTAGGGTTGTTGTCAAAACCTTCTTCTCTTTCTATTTCGGCCACTGGCAACTCTAAAGCCCCAAGTACACCTTCTCCATTAACAACATCTAATAAGTTAAAATGATCTCCATATTTACAAAGGTTTCTTACCCAATGCCATAAATGAAAATCTACATCTAATATCTCATAGTACAATTCCTCTAGTGCTGATCTTATTTTTGTGTCATCAGAAACTACACTTAAAACTTTACCATGTTCGTTATATGTTAATGAATCATCAGCCATTATATCAAGAGCTTTTGATATTTCTGGCACAGTGTCCATTTCATCATAATCTTTGATTCTCTCCAGTCTTTCTGTTGTTCCTCTTAGCTGGTTCTGATACAGAGTATTAGCAGCCTTATAGAAACTTTCAAAAGCTTGTTTCTGCAATCTTAAAGTAGGTCTTTCTGTAGGTACTTTATATCTAGCAGTATTTCCTGAGAGAATATTCTTTAGTATTTTAAATTTATCAGCCATTTATAGTCCTTTTATACTTGTATTAATTTAAGTCCGATGGCCATTGCGAGAGGAATCGTAGCCCCTAGCATTCCCCAAAGACCAGATTTAACCTTCAACATAGCTATCTCTGATCTTATATCAGAAACGTCCTTCCTTATTCCTTCTATGAGATTGTTGTGTCTTTCTAATTCGTTCAAGACTAACTTCTCATACTCACTCCAGCCATTATTAGTCATAAAAATTTCTCAATATTTAAATGTTAAAAAATCCACCTAAAATCTTCTACTTCTCCATTAGGTAGAGTCATTTTGTACCTTTCTGAATCTCTATCATTACCACCTTTTATTATAGTGTCAAAAGTTTTATTTTCAAAACCTATACCACTTATCAAAGCTTCTGTAAAATCTTTGTCATTTCCATGAATTTTCAATGTTGTAGCTCTTACGTACATACCAATAGCCAATGACATAATAAGATCATCATTATAATTATCTTGTGCTTGTGGCTTGCCGTTATCAAAAATGAAAGTTTCTAATTCGTTAATCGTTCTTTTTGAATGTAAAATGAATTCATGCAGTCTTAAGTCTTCTTCTAATCTAGCTACAGCGCTGGGTCTTGTTCTTGCAGAGGTTGTGAATCCGGGTACTGCGTTTTTAGGTATATTATATGGATCATAATGCATTTGATCATAATTACCTTCATGTATTTTGGTAATATCTCTAACTGTCCAATATAAGTTTTTATATTCCAATTCTATCAACTTCATAACTACATGATGGCCCATTGCCATATTTTCTATAACACAATATGCATTATTGTACTGAACCGCTGTGTTGTGTATTAAGTGTGCAAAAGTGTCTGTGTTCAACTTACCTTTGTACTCAGCAACCTGTTCATAGTTTTCTACATCAATAACGTGGAAAGCTGAGTAGTCAGTACTATCTCCACGAGCAACGTCAGCTGATAATATATATTTTTTGCTGTAGTCTGGATATTTCCATATCCACAGGTTTTTATCTATCCACGTTTTTTCTTCTGGATCTCTCAGATATGGCCTGTATCCGTCATCTGGAAGCTCTTGTTCTGTTGGGTGAATAGAATACCACTCTAAACATTTAAGAGAAACAACATTATTACCCGATTGTACAAAGTCAC